GAGTCGTCGTTGTCGTCCCACAAAAATGACACTGACTCTAACGACCCTCGATCAACTTCAATGCCTGAATATCTAAGAGTGACCCCACTACCTGTTTCACCGTAGTTTAGAGTTATGATGTTGTCTTGGACATTTAGGTTTTCAACAGAAACGTTTAGCGTGTCGCCTTCAACAAGCAAATTACCAGTAACGCGAGTGGTGCCGACACCAGGACCGGTATCCAGCGTGATAACAGCGCCTTCACCGGATTTGATATTATAGTCACCGCTTACTTGTACAAACTGTCCCATGTATGCTTCCTAGATTATAGAGCTGTTAGAACAATGTAGTCTGCAGATGAATCGTTTTCTAGAAACCAAGTGTAGCGATTACCACTGTAATCTGTGGCCACACGCTTGGTTAATTTAGCAATAGATACCAAGTTAGCCGTAACTTGAGCTCCTTGACCGCTGCCTCCTGAATTATAACCTTGAATACTGACTTCTCCTTCTGCTGCTGGAGTACCGCTGACTAGGGTGCAAGCAGTGGTCACGGTAGGTGTTCCAATTCTAGCTATTCTGTATCTTTTTCCACCTATCTGTTTAATGATGATACCGTCTGTTCTTAGAGCTGTACCGTCATGAAATCGTACGGTGATACCTGTGGCTGTGAGTAGTGGGGTGTTGATAACATCTACACCATTTTGATCTTTCTTTAATGGACGTCCCATTTGTTTCTCCTTATGTTGACGTTCTAGGTCTACGCGGCGGGTACCGCATAACTAACTTAGATACTTTATTTATCCGCGGCTGAGTAGACTCATGAGTTCCATTTTTTCCACCGTGGCTAATACGCTATTCATAGCATCAATTTCACGTTGTGCTTTTTCCAAGTAGCTGCGATTTTTGGTCTGTCTGTGCATAACCATTATCTTGCTGTGTGCTTGTATATGTTGATCTATAATTTTTTCTATGTTGCGCACATCATGATCAAACATAGGGAATCGTCGGCGCCATTCTGCAAATTGGGGTCTTAATAACACAAAATCATTTTCATTGTTCAACTGCATGTGATATTTAAGTCAAACAAAAAGGCTCCGAAGAGCCTTTTTGAATTTGTTACAGGTGTATATAAATCTAAAATTAGATAAAAGTTACACCAGCAATTGTTACCTGACCTAGGTAGTCTGCTGCATTACCAAGCGATGAAGCAGTATTTGTTAACTCAACATAACCATATCTAGTCATGAAAGAAACAACTGGTTCAAATGTAGCTGGGTCTAGAACAACACCACTGCTCATCAATGGAATGTATGGGCAATAGAATGCTGCTGCATCAGATTCGCTAGAACCTTTATAACCAACAACAATTGCGCTGTTATCAGCAGCATATGTGTTTACATACACTTTCATTGCGCTGTTCAAAGTACCAACAAACTTGGTGTTTGTAGGTGCTTCGAATGTGCCTTCTGTTGTTCTTGCGAACGCAGAAGTTGTAGCACTTTGAAGAATTGTCAATGCCTGTGGGCTAACAACTGCCCAGTTACCAGCACCGCGACGTGTACGCTGAGCGATCACGTTAGCAACACGGTTGATACCGACTGCCAATGCGGCATGCTCGTCACCAACGAATGTAGCAACACCAGATACGCCACCTTGATTGTATGCGTGGGTGTTACCTGCTGAAGCAGCTAAAGTACCTAGGCTACGTAGAACTTCTTGGTCAATCTCAGCTGTGATCTCTTGTGCAAGAGCAGCCATGATTTCTGCTTCGATGTCAATACCTTGTTGGGCTTGTGCATCTTGTGCAGCTTCGAATGTCCAGCGAGCTGACAATTTACGTGTCTTGGCTTCAACTGTTTGCTTCAAGATTTGGATGCTTAGTCTGTTACCAGCAACACCTTCTTTGGCAGCTGTTGCATCAGCTACACCGTTGGTATTACCAGAATAGCCTTCAGCAATCTTGAATGGGCTTAGTGCTTCTTCACCAGCTGTGGTACTGTCACCTGTGGCGCCAGTGAATGTATCACTATAGCGAACACGTAGTGTATGTATTTGACCAACTGGGCCAGTCATTGGTTGTACACCTACTAACTCGTTAGCAATAACGGTAGGCAGTACACGTCTGATCACTGGAAGGATCACACGATTTAGGGTTGCAACGTTGCCAGCGGATGTAGCTCCAGCTGTGGCACTCTCTGCCAAATACTTGCGGGTATTCTCTAGAGTAGTTGCCATTACTGAACGCTTGTTACCTTGAAGACCTTCTAAAAGCGCTTCTTTGGTTTCCGACCAGCGTGACTCGAGTAATTGTGACATTATAGTTCTCCTTAAACTTTTAGTCCCGCAAGCCTGCGGATGTCAAAAATTTCAGCAGATTTTTCTTCTCTGCTAAAAGATTGTGCCTGATTTTTATCGCCTGTAATTTCTTTGCCTTCTGTCAACGCTTTCTTGACTGGAGCATTGCTACCGTTCATCACTGAAGGTAGATACTTGTCATAAGCGGTGTATAGTTTTTCTGTCTGAACCGATTCAAGTAATTCTTTCATTACTTCACGTTTGTCTCCACCCAATGGTCCAAGCAATTCGCTCATAACTTCCTTGCGGTTCATTGTGTTTTGCGCAATACGTAATTCTTGTTCACGGTTTTCAACTAATTTCTGTGTTTCTGCAACAATTTTTGCTGCTTCTTCAAGTTCTTGCTCTTTTGTAGCAACTACTTTTAGAAGTTTAGCTGTTTCGCTCTTCTCATTGAGATGGCTTGCAGCATATTCGCTGGCGAAGCTTTCAAAAATTCTGCGACCAAAATCATTTCTGCGGGCAGCGTCGATGTCTTCGCGCAACTGTACCATTTCAGCTTTGAGTCCTTTAGAGACTGTTTCTTGAATGATAGTTGATGAACGAGCAATAAAATCTTTCTTTATCTGTTCAAACTTGGCTTTGCTTTCACGCACCAGTTTTACTTTGGTTTCAGCTAAGTCTTGCTTATCTGCATGGAATTCCGCGATTTCTTTCGCTAGTGCATCCACGATAAAAGATTCTAATTTACCAACGTTGTCAGCAACTGCTTTACGATCTTCATGTAGCTCTGCAAGTTCTTTACGCAAATTATTCAACACAAATGCTTCCATTGCTGTAGCATCTGATTTCATTTTTTGTGTATATTTTGTACGTGCATCGATAAGTCCTTGGCGGTCTTCGGCTAACTCTGATAGCTCTGCCTGTAGGCGGTCTGCTAGCATTGTTTCTACGGCTTCTACCATTGCTGACTTGTCGTGCTCATACTTTTGTGCAAATTCTTCACGTAGTGTGGCAGTGACTTCATCACGATTTTCTTGAATTCTACTTTGCCAAGCTGATTCAATTTCCGATTTGACTTCTTCGGAAATCACATTGTTCTCAAACAATTGTTTAACAATATCTAGCATGTGATTCTCCTACTGTTATTTGAGACCTCTGATGATTTTCACCAGACTCTCTGCTAAGTATTTCTGTGCCTTGGGGTCGCCTTGTACTTCTTTTGCCATTGTAAATGCCTTAAATCCACCTGTAGTATTCATCAAGTGTTCGTATACTGGAGTTGGGTAAGCTCCCGGGGCGCTAGGTTGTGCTACAATATCAACCGTGATAATTTCAAAACCTTGAACGTTACCACTGCCGTCTACTTCACCGGAACCTCTACTCGATACACCCAACTTCACTCCCGACTCTAACATGGTCTGCACTAGCTGACCCATTGGAGTAGGGATTATTTTAAGTTTTCCGTAGCCGTTAGGACCATCCATCCACATCTTGGTAATCATATGACTAACACGATCTAGATTGATTTTTAAATCCTGAGGATGATCTAACTCTCCGCAAACTGAATATCCGCCAGAGATCTGCTCGTTAAGCGTTTTGACAGCCTTGCCAATCTCTTGAGAAGAATAAATTCGCTGATTCTGGTTACGGATATCTCCTTGAATGCAGATACCGTTCAGATGCAGCGATTTTTTATCGCCCTCACCTTCGCTCTCCAAGACAATCTTAGCCTGGTCAAAACTCAATTGTTCACTGAGATTAGTTTTCACCATTGCGTCCTATTATCTACGACCACGGAAAAGACTTGCTTTATCAACCGAACCGGAAGAACCGCCTGTTCCGCTGAATTTGCCTTCAGCTTCACCTTTCTTCTCTGCACCATGGCCTGGCTCTTTCGTTGAGAAAGCACCACCTGCCTTGCCGCCTGGAACGTTGATATTACCTGCGTTATCTTCTTTGGCTGTGCCTTTGAATAGGCTAGATCCGCCTAGTTGGCCACCACCTGCACCCACATACTTGGCTGCTTCTTCTTTGCTGCCTAGAATGTTGGCTGTTGTACCGCCCATATCGTTCTTGCCAGCTACAATGCTCTTGGCATTTGTGCTGGAACCTTGGCTTAGTTTACCTGTGCCTGACAGTGCTCCTTCGCCTTGACCTTTCTTTTCTGCACCGTGACCGCCTGGAACTTTTTCTACATACTCACGTACTGTGGCTAGATCAAAGTCGTCTTTCATTTTATCGCCGTCCATGCCGTCCATGCCGTCCATGCCGCCTTCTTCACCGCCGCCTAGCTTGTCAAAACGTGCTTGTAGTTCGTCTACAATACTGTCTAGGTCTTGGAATAATTCTTCTTCGGATTCATCAGCTAGATCGCCGTCTTCTTCAGGACCCATTTCGCCTTCTAGATCGTCTGTTGGATCACCGCCCATTGGGGGCATTTCGTCATCACCTTCGTAGGCAATGTCTTCAAATTCTTCGTCGACTTTTTCTTCTTCAGCATCTTCGTCTTCTGCTGCTTCGTCAACTTCTTCTTCCTCTTCATCGTCGGCCATTTCAGCTTCGATTAGATTTTCATAGATTTCACGAGATTTTGCAACTACGTACTCGTGGAATAGTTCTTCTGCTTTGGTTTGATCGTCATTGACCAAACGCTCGAGCATCTGCTCAAGTAGTGATTTTTCTGCCATGTTATATTCTCCTTCAAGATGGTTAGGCTGTGCTTTTATTTAACACTATGATTACAATTTGGGGTTAAATGGTAGTTTTTTGAACAGTTTCAGCGGTATAAGTACAGCCAGGAAAACGGCTGTTGAATTCATCATAGGTGATGTGCTTGATATTTTTGACCTGTATACCCAGTTGATCGGGCACAAAGTCTCCTGGATTGATCACACGATAGTATTGAGTGTGTCGAAAATCTTTAATGGTTCTTTCGGTCTGACTTAACCAATTGCCATGAAATGTTGCTGTGTCGCTGGTTTTTTTATAGTTGTAGGTGTCTGCGTATACATTGTTGAATCTGCCCTGTAGGCCTTGAAAATCAAATCCAAAAATATAAACGTCTCTGTGTCCCTGTTCGCTGGCAAACCAAAGAGCTGTGGGTCCACTGCTCCAACCCTTGTGTGGGTTGAATAGATTGAGATGATGTTTGGTACTGATACCTTTGTTTGGATTGGTCCATACAGCATGTGTTTTGTTATAGCCAGAGGCCACTATTTCATTTACCATTTTGACATCCACAGCTATGAGATAGTGCGGTTCAAATTCTCTGTACATGGCATTGCAGGCATAGACTATGCCCTTATCCAGTAAGTTATTGTGATTTAAACTGCGTCTGCTGGTGCCGTTGCCTAGTACAAATGCAACGTTATTCTGCTGGTTGCTCTGCTTCACCTGCTGGTGCTCCATACATCTGTCTTACAAATTCCAATTCAGAATCACGCTCATAGTCGTGTGCTTCTGCCTGCATGCGCAGTCTATTGATCTGTCTTAGTGTTAGGCGGGTTTTTCTAGTGTCACTTCTTTTGAGCACAGAACTGTCTTTGTTGTTTTCATAACGACGATCAACTGCAAAGTCGTTGTTGTTGTCATTGAAATAAAGGAATTCTAATAGGAGCATATGATATTTATCACTGGGCCGGTGCTTCTGCTGGCGCTGCTTCACCTTCTGCACCTGTATCTACTGGTGCTTCTTGTGGTGCTTCTGCTTCTTGGCCAGCTAGATCTGCTTGAGTTCCTGACGGAGTAATTCCTACAGAACGCATTTGTCCAGCAGCATCTAGCACAGGTTTTAGGTTGCCGCCTTGTTCTTCTCTCCACATGCGTTCGTTTTCTGTAATCTCTTCTTGAGTCATGCCCAAGAAGCGTTTCATAGCAAAACGTTTGCTGAGATGCGGAATTTCCTGTAACTGTGCAAATGTGGCTGCACGAGCAGTGTCCAATTCACTTTGACGATAGGCTGCAAAATTCTGTGGAGGATTAAACTTTAATTCAAATAGACTTGGGTCAATGTTTACACCATTTGATTCCATCCATAACTTGAATTCCAAGTCAAATGTTTCTACAATACTGTTTTGTAGGCGTTCGCAATACTTGTTAAAACGCAGCTCTTGAATATAGGCTGTGCCTACTTTGCCGTCAGCAACTGTGTTTGAAGCTTCTTCAATACCTGTAGGCAAATAGGCTGCCGGTATTCTTAAAGCACGAAACAGCTTGTTGGTAAAAAAGCGTAAATCTGTAATTTCGCCAAGATTTGTGCCGCCTGCTAGTGTGTCAACTTTTGATCCACGTCCTTCTGCTGTCTGTGGGAAGAAATAGTCTTCTGAAGCACTTAGAGGATTGTAGCTGGCATCAATAACATTGTTACCGCCACCTGTGGAGCTAGGAATACGTCTTTGTTGAATTTCATTTTTAACACGTTCAACAAAGCTCATGGCCATGTGTGCTGGCATATTTCCAACGTCAATATAAAATATGCGGCGCTCAGGAGCACGTTGCACACGATAGATAATGATAGCATCTTCAAGCAATTCTTTCTGCTTGTAGACCTTGAACACTGATTCTAGTAATGAATTACCAAATGGATAGTTGGCATCAAGTCCTTCTGATAAACTGATATGAACTACGTTTTTTGCATCAACAGTTACTTCATTTGTTTGATTGTGAAAGCGTGTGCCCGGAGGTTGGCTAACGTTGCCCACCATACCTCTACCTTGACTACCGCCTGAATAACTTGTTGATGTACCAGTTGGGCTGGTATTTGTTGTGCCATGCGGAGTTACTGCAATTAAATTTTTAAAATTAAAGTTAATGTCTTTGACTACATATTGTTCGGGAATCTTACCTTCACTTTCGTTTACAATGATTTTTGTAACTTTGGCCGCATCCACAAACAACCATTTTTTAGTTTCAGGATCTCTAATAAAAAATACGTCGCCGTACTTGAAAGCATTTCTAACTATGCGAAAAATCCTAGTTTCAAACTGTTGCTGTTTGGTCCATTTCTGAAGACTTTCTTTTATGAGTTTGACTTCAGTTGAAGTGGGGTTGCCACGATAGAAAGTTTGGAACGGTGTAGCATTTTCTTTGTCTTTCTGTGTACAGAATTCTGCAAGAATATCTAGAGCAGCATTGACTTCTGAATCCATGTCCATGGTGTCATACTGCATGTATCTTTCAATGCGATTGGGTGTGCCTGCATAGACATCAGGAAGATAACTGGAATAATTGGCACGAGCAGGACCCGGACGGCCACCACCAGAGATTGGACTAGACGAACCCATTTGGTTGTCTAGTTTGACTGGTGTGAAATATTTTTTCCAACTCATTGTTTATCTTCCTTTAAGCGTACAAGTTGTCGTGTTGAGCTATGTTTCCTAATCTTGATAGCTGACGTTCATTGGTATCTTTCAATGAACGATTTAGTGCAATCAATTGATCCATCTTAGTATTTAAGCTAGCAAGTAGACTTTCAGGTGTTTCTTGGCGGGCGCCGGCTACAGCGGTTTGGGGACGGTCTGTTCTTCTCGGATCAGTTGCGGCAGCTTGAGCTCTAGCAGCTTCTGCTTGTTGTGTAGTTGCTCCTGTGGTTGGTGTTGGAGTTACTGCTGTTTGGACAGCAGCGGTAGTAGGTACGTTGCTAGGCGGAGTCTGGGCTGTTGCAGATGCAGATGCAGGTGCTCCTCCACTTTTCAACAAGGCCATTATGTCTTTTTCTTCATTTCCAAATCTGTTTACTACACCGGCTTGTACGTTAGCAGTGCTGCCGCCAAAATGTTTTTTGCCGCCGTCGGCTCCTCTTTCCGCATACACAGCTTTTACCAGTTGTTCATCGGTCATGCCTGGTTTGAACACACTGTTCATAATTTTCTGTGCGCCGGCGGGGCCATGTTGCACAGCAGTACTAAACAACATTTCTTGAAGAGCGCGACTACCGCTGATTCTTGATTGCAGACTTTTATCTTTTAGACCGTTTAGAGCCTGTTTATAACCTTGTCCTAACCACTCATTTTCGCTATCGCCTAATGCACCACTAGCGACTACTTCTTTCCATGCGTCAACTGCTTTTCCGCTAGTACTGCCTGTATCTTTTTCTATT